AAACCTGTATAACGATAGATACCGGGCTGGCCCGCTTTTATAAGGAGTTCTACGATGAAATAAACAATTTCACAAAGGATTTTGATAATTGGAAACCATATACATTAAAAAGAGACCGAGCAAATGACGAAGTTATTTAATAAAGGCGGTGACGGGGCCGGTGAAATAGTCCGTGTCCTGGGATTGATCGATAATGATCTTGATTTTACCAAGTGGGAACCTATCTTACCGCTGGGTATTCGGGATTTACAGGCTATCATCGGAACGGAACCCATAGACGCGGTAGATAAGTATTACCGTGAAGATCATGCGGACGTTACGGAACCGGACGGCATGGCGGAAACTTTGCGGCTGATGCAGCAGGCGGTAGCGATGTTTACCTGGTTAAAGGTCATTCCCACTTTGGACGCACAACACGGAACGGCCGGACGTGGTAAACATTTGGGAGAGAATGAAACGGGCATGACCGCCTTACAGGAGTTCAAGGATGAAGAGAATATCCGGAACCTGGCTTATGAAGCCGTAGACGCGTTGGTGGAGTTAATGGACCGCGAAAAATTTGATTTCTGGATGAACGGCATTAAGAAAAAGGCTATAAACCGGCTTCTTATTCAGAATAAGGAAACGTTCGATGAATATTACAATATCGGAAGTCACCGGCTTTTCCTGGTGCTTATTCCTATGATCCGGGAAGTTCAGGACGGGCAGATAATACCTGTTATCACCCGGAACCGTTATAATAAACTGATTGAAGGCGATACCGTTTTAACGGAGAAATTGCTGGAATATGTACGCCGCCCGCTTGCACTTCTTACCATAAAAAAGGCCGTTGAACGTTTACCGGTGGAAGTTCTGCCCAGTGGAATCGTACAGGTGCAGCAGAGCACAACCGTACGGGATAAACTGCGGGCGGAAAAAGAGGCCCGGCAGTCGGTTGCTAACAGCCTGGAGCAGGACGCGGCGGCTTACCTGGATGTATTGCAGGATATCATCCGTGAGCTGGACGCACAGTCGGAAACGGTGGATTACTATATACCGGGTGTTACCGTACAATCCAAAGGAATAACCTTTTAATGTCCGGACATGGAGAAGTTTACATATAATAATAAGACGGTGGAGGTCCCTTCCTGCCTGGATGAAGTCAGTAGTGAGCAGTACCGGCAGTTTCTTATATTGTCGGTACTGATGAACCGCGGTACGATCAGCCCCGGACAGTTCCGCGTAAAATGGCTTTTTCTCTTATACAACCGGTAAGGAGGGCGAGCGGATCGTTACGCCTATTCTGAAAACCGGTCGTAACCTAATGCAGGATTTCGGGGGCTGGCATGGTGTCGGTGACATGCTGAACGGTCTTACTTTCGGTAACTTTTGTGATTGCCTGGATTTGTTGCAGCAAAGCAAGCAGGCGGCAGCAGAAAAAGACGATCCGGCTATAAATGAAATCTTCCAGGATATCACGTTAAAGCTTTACCGGTACAAGGACCCGGAGAAGACGCCGGCCGTTCCTTCCTTGCTTGCCATTCATGCGGTAAACTTCTTTTCCGCCGTTTGGGAAATGGTTCTTTCCGGACCGGTTTATATCGGTGGTGAAGCTATCGACTTTCGGATATTGTTCCAGAAGCTGGCATCCGAGGACCGGAAGGCGGACGATAAAACCGGCTGGACCGGGATAGTCTTTGAGGTGGCGGCTTCCGGCGTGTTCGGAAATAAGAAGGAGGTGGACGATACACCCTTTTGGGATGTATTGCTTTATCTGTATAAATGTAAGTTTGAGTATTTACACCAAAAACGTAACAAGAAATGAGAACGACAACAGGAACAAAAAACAAGATCAAGAAATTCGAGGGGTTACGCCTGAAAGCGTATGTATGTGCCGCGGGAGTATGTACGATCGGTTACGGTCACACGATCGGCGTAAAACCGGGTGATGTTATCACCGAGGCCCAGGCCGACGCTTTCTTTGAATCGGATATCAGGGCGGTAGAAAACCAGGTAAACGCGCTTCCCCTTCATTTGGGACAGTACCAGTTTGACGCGGTAGTAAGCTTTTGCTTTAATGTAGGTATCGGAAAATTCAAGAAATCAACGCTTTATAAGAAGATCAGAGCGGATGCGTATGATTCATCCATACCGGCAGAGTTTAAAAAGTGGATATACGGGGGCGGTAAGATTCTTCCGGGGCTTGTTACCCGCCGTGAATGGGAGGCGAAACGTTATCAGGGATTGACGATATGATAGATATAAAGGTTTACCGTGAATACTGGGAAGGCGTGCAAAAACGTGTTCCTGAAATAAAGAAGGTGCTACCCGTTACCATTGACGAGGAAATGAGTAAGACGATACAAGGACTATCAAAAGAAGAATGTCCGGTGCTCTTTATTCTGATTCCGTCGGGAACGGGTGCCAGCCTTTCGGCTGACAATGTGAGGGAAAATAATTTATGTGTTATTTTCCTTATGAGCAAGTACGATCCCCAACGAAAAGGGGCTTATGAGACTATCGAAGAGGTGCAGCCGGTTATGGAGCGTATCAAACAAATGCTGATAGAAGATTCTGCCACCGGTTGCCCTGTCACTAAGGAACTGGATTTAACCAGCCTTTCCACTCTTCCGGAATCCGGCTTTTACCGGACGTTTGCGGGGTGGAGCCTGGCTTTCTCATTTAAAACAAGATTCTAATGGATGCTTTTGCGTGGTTCTGGTTAACTGTCATAGTAGGTATTATTACAATAGGTGTAAATGATGCGTTGTGTACCTATTGGAAATATAAATATGCCTCAAACAAGAAAAATGAAACTGTTAAGGATGAATCCGGGGAAAGGCACATTATTTCCGGATTCTCAAAAAATGAATAACTGAATGGCCGAGAATTTTAAAACGGATTTTTTTACCGACCGGATCGGGCGTGGAATACAGGACATATTTCAAGCCCAACTGGATATTGCAACGAAACGAATTTACCAGAAAGGCCGTGAACGTAAGAAAGTACAGGGAACCGGTGAGATCATACAAGGGCGATCCGGTGCATTAATGGCCGCACTACAGAACCCGAATTATTCGGTCGTTCCGGACGGCGAAGGAGTAATCGCCCGTTCTAACCTTCCATTATATACCCGCTTCCTGGATATGAAGAAACACGGTAATTACCAGATTTATAACCGACAGATATACGGGATTCTGTATCATGACACACTCGGGAAGATTAAATATGAATATCAGGATTATGTAAGGGAAAGGGTAAAAGAAATGTTTGCCAGTTCGCTAAAGTAAGTGTGTTGTTACCTTCCAAAGTTCATTCTTTATATTACGATGTTAAAATATAGCAAATTCGCAATAAATGTATTTATATTATTTGCATGGTTATTGCAAATTTGCTATATTTGCACTGTATTTAAAGGTTCTTTTATTTTATGAAGTACAATCAACTTTACGCCGAATTAAAGGCGGCAGGTTGTTACGTTGTGAGACATGGCGGAGAACACGATGTTTGGTTCAGTCCCAAGACTGGCAAAAAGTTTTCGATACCCCGCCACGGGTCTAAAGAGGTTTCTCTTCACATAGAACGTAACGCAAGAAAAGTGCTGGGGATTTAATCCCCGCACTTCTTTACTTCATAATTTAAGACTTTTAGGTGCGATAGTGGCAGGTAATATTGCCTGCCACATTTAAAAATAAATAGTATGAAAGTGAATGTTTTGTTTGAACGTGCGAAAGACGGTTATTATTCCTGTTTTATGGAAGAAGAGTTACCGGATTTTGGATTGGCCGGCTACGGAGATACAGCGGAAGCGGCTAAGGCTGATTTTCTGAAATCATACGAGGAAATAAAAGAGATGTTAGCGGAAGAAGGCAAGGAGGTTCCAGTATTGGAATTTTCTTATAAATATGATCTACAATCATTCTTTAATTATTTTTCATTTCTCAATATTTCAAAGATAGCAGAGGTTGCTGGTATAAATCCGTCTCTTATGCGTCAGTATGCGTCCGGAGTGGCGAATGTCGGTGAAAAACAGTATGATAAAATAAGGATAGCAATAAAGAAAATAGGAAATGAATTAGTTTCCGCTCAATTTTGATAATACAACCTGTTATAAGGTTTCTATTATACTTCATAAAAAAGAACTTAATACACCCGATGTATTATTTCGTGAGAAATGATATATCAATTAAGCCCGGCCCAATTCGGGCGGGCTTATTACCAATTATTTATTACTTGTATCTTATAGTAATTATATGACATACGAAGATATTTTATTTCTGATCGGCTTTTTCCTGGTAATAGCTTTTTTCGTAGGATGTAAGCATAAACCGGCTACTTTATCCGGGTGGCTTGCTTTTGCCTTTCTTTCCTTTATTGTGACGCCCCTTATATCAGTTCCTTTAACCTGGTACGTTTGCCGGATGCTTGATCGGGTAACAATTAAGGATAAAGGATATTTTGATCCTTCGGATTTTACATTTAAGAGATAAAATATTTCTTCTTAGTATAATAAGCCTGTAGAATGGTTCTACGGGCTTTTTTGTGTCCTTTTCCGCCACTTTACACCAGGATAATTTTGCCTTATAAAATTTAAGTTGTATGGCAAAATTAAAACCTGATTATATCGAATGGGTGTTAACCCTGAACGCCTCCGATGCGCAGAAGGAAATACATAATCTTTCAGAAAAGAACAAAGAGCTCCGGGATAGCAATAAGGAAATAAAAAAGGCTATGACCGATTTAATCGCCACAGGGAAAGCTGGTGGTAAACAGTGGAAAAGGCTGAATGAACAACTGAAAGAAAATAATAAGACGCTCGGCGAGAATAACAAGAAGATTGCCGAATGTGAGAAACGGCTGGATAAAACCACCATGAGTGCCAACCAGCTGGCAAGGAAGGCAAACGCCTTGCGAAAAGAGCTTCGCGATACGGTGAAGTCTTTGCAGCCGGAAAAATATGCCGCCCTGGAGAAGGAACTGAAAGAAGTTGAAAAAGCATACGGGCAGGTCACGAAAAAGGCGGAAGGTTTCAGCGGCTCCCTTCTTTCCCTGAATAAGATAAAAACGGTTCTGGCCGGTGTGTTTGTCACTATCGGCGCAATGATAACCGGGCAGATTATCGGCGGGCTAAGGGATGCGATCAGTACTATTATAGAGTTTGAGAAGAAAAACAGTACTTTGGCCGCTATCCTGGGAACTACGAAAAAGAGTATTAAAGATTTAACGGATGAAGCGCGCCGGCTGGGTGCTACTACTTCTTATACGGCCGCACAGGTAACGGAACTTCAGATAGAGCTTGCCAAGCTGGGATTTTTCAAAGAGGATATTAAAGCGATGACGCCTTCCGTACTGAAATTCGCTAAGGCGGTGGACACGGATCTTGCCTCGGCTGCTACGCTTGCCGGTGCAACATTGCGTATTTTCAACCTTGATGCGGAAGATACGGAACGGGC